AGGTGCCGCGGCCGGCCAACTTCGCCCGTCTCGCCGAACTGACGGGTCTGTCGATCGCGGGTATTGCAGGCGAGTGGCACCGGTGGTTGCAGGAGAGGCCACGGCCGGCCGAGAGGCACGCTCATGACGGAGAGTAGCAAACTGAGCTTACTGCAGGCCACACTCAGTGTGGCGGTGCCACTGCGGATCGAGGAACTGCGCCACAAACCGCTCGCGGAGATCCTCGATCCCGAGGCGCTCAGCACCATCCAGCGCGCACTCGCCGAGGCGCGCGAGGAGGTGCTCTATGGCGGCAAGGCCGGCGCGGCCGGCTTCAACGCCGTCGCCGATGCCGTCGCCAGGTTGGCATTCCTACCTGGCGGTGTGACAGTCTTTGGCATGCACTTCGCGGCGGCGGCCGGCCCTTAGCTCCTCGGCGCGGCCGCAGGGCCCCCTCGTCGCCGCGACAGGCGCGCGTCGGCGTCGGATCTCAACCTTTATCAACGTGCGGCCGGCCCTGCGCCTCTCGGCGCGGTGGGGCCGGCCGTCGCCTCGGCGGGGTGGGCGCAGGGTCTAGCTAGCTAGTTAGTTAGCTAGCTAGCTCCTCGTCGTTCCAATCCCACCCTCGCTATCTGACACTCCCACGGCTAAAGCCTGTGGGGTTCTGGTTTCTCACGCGGCAGCCAGTGCTGCCACATCCACCAAGGCGGTGCCCCCGCCCTTCTTTCGGATGTTCAGGGCGGCGTTGTGGTCGCGGTGGAGTTCTGCCCCGCAGTAGGGGCAGGAGTGCCACCGGACAGAGAGGGCCTTCAGCACTCTCTCGCCGCACGCTGAACAGTTCTGAGACGTATAGGCGGGGTTCACCTTCTCGACTGTCTTTGCGGCGCTTTCAGCCTTCTCTGACAGGATGGTGACGAAGGTTCCCCAACCAGCGTCCGATATACTCTTGGCGAGAGGATGGTTCTTCACCATCCCCCGGATGTTCAGGTCTTCGACAACGATGTGGTCGAAACGGGTGACGAGATCGTGAGCAACCTTGTGGCAGAAATCGCGGCGGGTTCGCCCCACCTTCAGGTGTGCCTTGGCAAGCAGTTGCCGTGCCTTGCGCCTGCCGTTGCTGCCCTTCTGCCTGCGCGAGAGACGGCGTTGCGCGGTCTTCAGGCGGCGCTCCGCTGTCCGATAGTGGCGCGGGTTGGCGATCTGCTCTCCGGTAGAGAGGGTGGCGAAGGACTCTATGCCCAGGTCTACGCCGACCGTTTCCCCCGTCTTCGGCAGTGGCTCCGGCTCGACTTCGCAGGTGATGTGTGCGAACCAGCCGTTCGCCTTGCGGATGATCGTGCAGGTCTTCGGCTTGCCCTCAAGCGGGCGATCCTTGCAGAATTTGATGCTGCCGATCTTGGAGAGCACGAGGCGGTTGCCGTCGAACTTCGCGCCGTTGCCGTATTGCCGATACGTGAAGGAGTCGTACCAACCAGCGCCTCTGAACCTGGGGTATCCGGGCTTCTCGCCCGCCTTCACGCGGCGAAAGAACGCGGCGAAGGCGTGATCCAGGCGGTGCAGCACGTCTTGCAGCACCTGGGAGTGAACGCGGGGGAGAAACGGCGACTCCTTCTTCGCCAGTGGCAGCGAAGCGCACTGCTCAGCGAAGCACACCGAGCGTTGTTCCTGCTCGTAGGCGTCTTTGCGTTCGCCCAGGGCGCGGTTATACAGGCGGCGGCACGTTTCCAGTGTCTCCGCCATCGTCGCTTCTTGGCTGCGCGTCGGGCGCAGTTTGTAGACGAACGTCTTGGTTGCCATCAGTCGCGGGTGGGCTGCGCCTCGATATACCGGCGGATCGTGTCCGAGGACACGTTGCCTGCCGTAGAACAGAAGTACGAGCGCGTCCACAGAGACGGCATCCGCAGCAGGTATGGGAACTCCTGCCTGAGCAGCCGTGCGCTCTTGCCCTTCAGTCGGGCGACGATCTGGTTCGGTGCCCACTGGGGCGTTGCCGACACGAACAGGTGTATGTGGTCTACCATGATCTCCAGCGCCAGAACCTCGCAGTCGATCAGCGGAGCCGTCTCCCGGATGATCTCCTCAAGCCGCTCCTTGATCGAGCCGCCCAGGATTCTGCGCCTGCGCTTCGGGCACCAGATCAGGTGGTAGTTGCAAAGGAACACGCATGTCTCTTTGTGTTTGTAGTCCTGCCCCATGTCCTCATTATACCACAGCCTGTGTAGAAACGCAAGCGCAAACAACACAGGCTGAAAGGCATTCGGGGCGTTCGTTCAGTCGCCCTCGGCGTCGGCCCAGCGCCCCCACAGGCGTCCGTACACCGCCCTCACGCTCACACAGAGGAACTCGATCAGGTCCACCGACCCCGGGTCCGTCGAGAGCTCCGGCGCCGCGCCGCCCGACCAGCGCACGTACCACGGCCATGACGTCACCGTCCGTCCTCCCGTGGCGTCCTGCTCCAGCACCAACACCAACCGTCTGCCGGCAACCATGTTGTGGAAGCGGATGATCAGATTCAAGGTGGCCGTCACCCGCTGGATCGCGCCCCGATCCCAAAACACCCTCACCTCCCCCGTATGGTAGTTAACCGGGGTGCAATCGCCCAGGTCGTAATACGAATCCTCATAGCGGCCCACGCGCAGGTCGCGCGTCATTCGCTGTGGCATCAGGTCACCTCGATCCCAAACGCCGAAAACGAGAGCAAGTCGTTGACCGCGCGCACCCGCAACTTATCGCCCGCGCTCAGCGTCACTCCGATTTGCGCCGCCAGCGTCTCGCTACCCGGAATGTGCGTATCGTAATACAGGTAGTGCTTATCCTCTATGCTGGCCCCGCCCGGCGAGACCGCCAACCGGAACGTCGTGTCGCCACCGCCCCGGTTGCAGATGATGATCGAGCTCACCACCACCTGACACGGCGCCGTGTAAAGATCCGTCATCGTCGCCGCCGCCGGCGCCACCTGGCCCAGAACCTTCAGTGTGTCCGCCACGTTGCCCTCCTAACTTGTCAGCACCATCACCAGCACACGCGAGTCTGTCGCCGCCTCGTTCGCTGTCTGCGCCGCCTCGTTCGCTATCCTCGTCGCCTCGTTCGCTGTCTGCGCCGCCTCGTTCGCTGTCTGCGCCGCCTCGCTCACTGTCTGCGCCGCCTCGCTCGCTGTCTGCGCCGCCTCGCTCGCTGTCTGCGCCGCCTCGTTCGCTGTCTGCGCCGCCTCGTCCGCTGTCTGCGCCGCCTCGTTCGCTGTCTGCGCCGCCTCGTCCGCTGCCCCCGCCGGGTCATACGGCGCGTTCGGCGGTGCGATGACCACCGTCACCGCCGCCACATCCTCCAGCACCTGCCCGGGCGAGAGGCACTTCACCTGCACCGCCTGGCCCACCAGGCCCGCGGGAACGGATACCCGCAGGGGCGGTTCCGGCGACACGAGCGCGAATAGGTCGCCGGCCTGGTGACCGTCCGTCGGCGTGCCCCGGCGCCCGCGCCGCAGCACCGACAGGGTGTATGCTCCGGCGCCGCCCGCCGTTGCCGTTGCAAACCCGATGATCTCGCCTGCCAGGACCGCCGCGTTCAGCCCCGCGTCCACCTCTGCCTGGCTCATGCTGCCAAGCCCGCCGGCTTGCATCTGTACGGCTACCGTATTCGCCAGATCCCATTGGTTCGGGTCGCCCCAGGTCGCCAGGGCGCCCAGGGTGGTGCCCCAGGGGATCTGCTTGCGGATCTCGCCGCAGGGGATCCACGTTGCCCCGTCTGGCGAATAGTAGCAGGTGCAACCCCGCCAGCCGGCGCCGCCCCCTGCTGCCACGTAAAACCCGGGCGCCAGGCCGTCCTCGTCGCGCAGCTCGCGCCCGCTCCAGACGGCGAACGCGGTCGGAACGATGCTGTCGCGGGCCGCCGGCCGGGTCGGCACCTCCGAGCCCGCGGCTTCCTGCGCCAGCACCGCGCCGTCATCGAGGACGGCCTCGAACCGCGCCTCGGCGAACAGACCGATCTCCATCGCCGTGATCCGCGCCCTGCGGCGCTCGCCCCCCACCGGCAGCGAGACGATGCTGCCAGGTGCCAGTCGCCAGTAGCGCGGCCCCAGGGCGAAGCGGTAGCGTGTCCGCTCCAGCCACTCGGTGTAAAGCTGCCGCTCCGCCACCCGCCTCGCCTCGCTCGCGGTCAGCACCAGCGGCAGCTTCAGCGTCCGCGCCTCCGCCACCCCTGTCTTCGTGTAGCGGATCGCCCGCTGCTCCGCCTGCTGATACTCACGTGCCGCCTCCATGTAGCACACGTCCACCCGCGCCGGGATCTCCAGTTCGGCGGATCGCGTGACTTCCAGGGGCGCCGGCACATCCTGTGTGGGCCCCTGCCACACACGCGCCCCCAGATCGCCCTCGTCAATCGAGAGCGCCACCGGCCCGCCCCGCGGCAGGGCCACGATGCGCTCATCGATCTCCGCCAGGTCCACCGCGTAGACACGCAGCAAGTCGGCCAGGAACTCCCGCGCCGCCGCCTGTTGGGCCAGAATGCATCCGGCCACTGGTATGCCCGCAACGCGCGACAGGTCGCGCAGGTCCGGCCCGATGCCAACCAGATCCATCACATCTCCCAGGACGTCCGCCAGGGTCGCCGGCCCGGCGTCCACCTCGAAATTCATGGACGGGATTCGGTTGCCCCAATCCTTCAGCGGCAACGCCTCGATCACCACGTAGCACAATCCCCGATAGGCCGGCGTGTTCGCCGCCCCCTCCACCGACTGGATCAGTGGGTCTGCCGGCTGGTCCTCTGTGCCCCGGTAGATGCGAATGTTGTGCCGGGTCGGCGGGTTCTGGCCCGAATCATACAGGATCAGGTCCTCTCCCCAGATCCGCCGGACCCCGACAACAGGTCCGCGGCAGATCAGCACCGCCAGGTTCGCGTAGTAGGCGTGATAACGGTTGTTCTTCCCACCCTCGATGCGGTCATTCAGGTCAGTTGCCCAAATAATGTTGCCGCCCAGGCGCGCGCGACCCCACACCATCGGGATCATCGCCCCGTAGCCACTCCCGGTGACGTGCAGATCCTCCAGCTTGCCGCTTGGCTCCCGCTGCTGCGGGAACAGGGCGCCCCCAACCACGGTACCAATGGCCCAACCTACGCTGGGCGCCCAGGGGGTCAGCGCCGCCCCCAAGGCGCCCAGCGCGGGGATTGCTATCGTCGCCATGCCGCCCCTCCGCCGCCGGCCCGGCGCTGGCGACAGCGCCAGATGCCAACAATCGCCTGACGCCAGTGGCCGGTCAGCGGGTGCTCGACCACCCGACCTGCCGCCGTGTAACAGTGTATGATGCTGCCCTCCCCAGTTGCCACAGCCAGGTGCTGGTTGCGGCGCAAGATCCGCATCAGCAAAATGTCACCCGCCTCCGGCTCGCCTGGGCGCTCCACCGGCTCGCACCACTCCCGCAGCCCGGCCAGGATCATACCCACATCGATGATTGTCGAGTAGGGCAGCACATCCCAGTCTGCCGGGATCAGCCCCGCCCGCCGGGCCGCCAGTATGATCACCCCGCCGCAATCCACGCCGTGCTTGTTTCTGCCCGCGTGCCGGTAGGGTGTGCCCACCAACGCGCGTGCCGCCTCCACGAACTCTCTCACTTGCGCCCCCGTTGCAGCAGCGTCTCCGTGCCCGGCACGTGCGGCTCGCCGCGGAAGTTCACCGTGTTACCAAACTTGTCGCGGCATGTCTCCAGCCGGCGGTCACAACCCGCCTCCAGCACCGCCGTATCCCCAACCGCCACGTCGAACGGCAGCGCCTCCTGAAGCTGCAGCCGCGCCTGCCCGCTGCTTTGGGTGTGCGCGCGCACCTCCCGCGCGATCCCAGAATTGGCCCCGCTCATCATCTGAATGCGACCATAGCTGTACCACCCAGAAGGGTTCCAGTCTCCCCCAAAGGTGATGTCCGACCGGTTCTTCACAGAGACGACCACGCGCGTCGCCCGATACGCCGCCAGGTTCACCCCGCATTCGGCATCCCCCAGGGCGCGCGCCCGGCAGGTGGGCGACACCAGAACGCCAACCTGCTGCCCGAGCCGTTGGGCGAGGCTGCGGATTTCGGCGACGTATCGCCCGGCCTGCACCGTGATGTTGCCCAGGTAGCCGGACAGCAACCGCAGGGGCGCCAGGTTTGGTTGCCGCCAGTCCACCACGAACAAGCGGACCTGCGCCCCGTCAAACCGACCCGCCAGCAAGTCGGCCTCCGTGATCCGGTCACTGCTAACCAGCCCCCCCACATCCAGGTTGTCTACCCCCGCGCCCGCCTCTTGGCGCACCGCCGTGGCATCCACGCCGCTCATCGTCTCATACGTCTCGCCACCCACCGCTATCGGGGTATCGTGCGTCGTCAGGCAGAACACCTCGCCATCCTGCCGCTCGATGCGCACGCACACCGCCAGCGTCAGCGTCTCCTGGCTCAGGTCTATCCCAGTCTGCCGCAGCATCAGATCGCCTCCAGCGGGCAGTCGATCTCAATCTCCAGCCCCGCGTGCCAGAACCCGAACGCTCCCGTGGTGGTGATGCTCACACCAGCACCTCCACGATCTGGATCCGCTCCCAACTGCGAATCTCTGCGTCGTCCAGCGTCATCTGCATCTGGTCGGTATCGAACCGGGCCGGCACGTCATACTCGCCGCGCCAGGTGGGCGTAAACCCCGGCGCCACCGCGAACGTCACCACTCCCGTCGTCGCGTCCAGCGTCCACCCGCTCGTCACCTCCTGCCCCAGCGTGTTGTACAGCCGCACGGTGCCCGCCACCGGCTTGATGACCTTCCGCGTGTAGGTTTGCCCGCCGGAGCTATAGGTGCGCTGCAGCTGGAATGTGGTGCTGGTGATCGGCGCCGTGGCGAACATCACGCCCGGCACCGGCTGATCGGTGCTGTAGTCAGACCAATCTTTGAATCGGAACCCCCGCAGCCGCCCCTGGCGCGCCAAGAAGAAGCTCAGCAGCTCGTGCGCCTGCGCCGGCGTGCGCAGCGCGTGGCTCACATCCCACACCGCACGCCCGCGCTCCCACAACGCGATCCGCTGCTCCGCACCGCTCGCCGTCGTGATCACCACCGTGCTGAACGTCGGCCCGCCCGTCGCCCCCCGGCTGATGCCCGCCGGAAATTGCACCTCGTCAAATGCCATCGCCTGCTACCCCGTCCGCGCGGCCGCCAGGCGCGCCTGCCGCCAGATGTCGGTCATGATCTGACCCTGGCTGCGCCTAAAGCTCTCCGCGTCCTGCGTCACCACCGTCATCTGCACCGTCACGCCGGCCGGCGCGATTGCCCCGGCGGACCGCGGCACAAACAGTTCCGGGCCGCGTTCGCCCACCAGGTAGGCCCGCCCGGGTTCCACCGGGCCACCCAGGGCGCGCGCCCCGCCGAATGCCCCGGCCAGAATCTCGCCCAGCCCACCGCCCCTGCCGAACAGCCCGCCCAGCCCCCGCATCAGCAGCCGGTAGAACTGCGATGCCAGGATATCGATCGCCATCTGCTGCAGCGTGCCTAGCAGCCCGTCGCGCAGCGCGGCGAAGAATGATTTGCTGCCGCGCGCCATATCGCTGAGCGCCGAGCGGAACGTGTCCGCCAGCCGCCCGGCAAACTCGCTCCACGCCCGCCGGGCCCGCTGCACCGCATCCGCCTGCACGATTGTATCCGCGATCTGCTGGGCCAGCCCGCGCTGCTCCTCCGTCAGGTCACGCGTGGCCAAGTTCAGCCTGGCGAGCACCTCCCGGTATGGGTCGCCAGCCGCGCGTGCCCGATCGTATGCCGCCTGCGCATCCGCCAACTCCTCGCGCAGCCTGCGGGTGATTTTCGCGCTCTTCTCCTCCTCCCGGTTCGCGCCGCGCCGCGCCTCGGTCTCCGCCCGCGCCCGCGCCGCAATCTGCTCCTCCAGCCGCGCCCGCTCCTGCCGCAGGGCCAAGAGCTCGCGCAGCCGCGCATCATCAACGCCCGGCATCTCCAGCCGCAGCTTCGGCATCGGATCCCCCCGCAGCGCCGCGATCTCCGCCCGGACCTGTGCCAGAGCATCGGCATACCGGCGCATGCGGTCGGCGGCCTCCTGCGCCGCCTGCCGTGCCGCCTCCTGCGCCTTCCGCTCCGCATCAGCGCGGGCCTCAGCCGCCAGCCGAACGGTCTCCTCGATGCGCTGCAGATTGGCATAATCCTGGATCTGCTCGCGCGTCCAGCCCTGGCGCGCCAGCCGCGCGGTCAGCGCCTCCACTTCCGACAGCTTCCCGAGCGCCACCAGGTGCTCGTTGATGCGGTCCGACAGATCGCCGATCGAACCGGCGTACGCATCCGCCACCTGACGCGCCCGCTGCTGCTCCTCCGCCATGGCAGCCACCCGCGCCCGCGCCGCCTCCGTCTGCCCCGTCAGCTGGACCAGCCGCTCTACGAGCGCCGGCGACAGCCCGGCGAAGACCTGCCGGATCACATCCTGCTTGCTCACCCCCGCGAGCTGCCGATCCAGGTCCGCCAGCTCCTTCTTCGCCTGCCGGATCGCCTGGAACAACTCCTCATACCGCCCCCGCTCCGCCTGCGCGACCACCAACTCCCCCACGCGCGCCATCGGCTGACGCGGATACTGCTCCCGCGCCCGCGCCACCTCCGGCGGCTTGCCGGCCCGCAGCAGCCGGATGGCCGCCATCTCCTTGGCCAGCTCCTCTGCCAGCGCCTTCGCCTCCCGCTTGATCTCGGAGGCGCCCTCCTTCAGGCGCCCTTTTGCTGCCTCCACCGACCGCGCTGCCAGTATCCGCCCTGCGGCGCTCGCCAGCGACCCGCTCTCGTCCAGGCCGGCCTTTAGGCCCGCGCCCGCGGCCTTCCCCAACCGCCGCATCGCCCGGCTGGGGCTGTGCGCCTCCAGCGCAGCCTTCGCTCCACGGTGAGCCGCCTTGCCCAGTTCACGCCCGGCCTTCTCCGCCTCCGGGGCCCCCTGCCGGAACCCGGACAGGAATCCATGCCACGCCTCGCGCCCCAGGTTGTACAGCGTGCGACCAAATCCACGGATGATCCCAATCACCACCTGGATCGCTCCAGTCACCACGTCCACAATCCCATCCCACGCCAGCTTCACCGCGCGCTTGACGCTCTCCCACGCTACCTTCCAATCCCCCGTCAACAGCGCCATCGCCGTATTGATGATCCCGGTGACGACCCCTACCGCCACCTTCACAACGCCCTGGATGATGTGGAACGCACCGCGCAGGATGAGCGCCAGGTCATCACCACACCCTCGGAACAACCGCCGCAGGATGTCGGCGCCTGCAGCCACAATCACCTTCAGATTGAACCACAACTGCCGCGCCGGCCCCTCAATCTGCCTCCACGTCTGCTGCAGGTGCGACCGCATCCACTCCACCGTCGCACCTACCACGTCGCGGATCCCGCCCCAGTTCTGCTTCCAGGCCACCGCCAGCCCGATCACCGCCGCCACAGCCGCCGCAATCGCCAGCCCCAGCGGCCCCGTCAGCACCGTGGCCACCATTTTCGCGCCCGCCGCCACCGCCGGCCAGGCAGCGATCAACCCGCCTATCCCCTGCGTCAGGCCACCGAATGCCATCAGCACGGGCCCGGCCGCTGCTGCCACCAGACCCAGCGCCAACAGCGCGTCGCGCGTCGCCGGCGATAGCTCGGAGAGCTTCTCCGTCACCTCCGCCAGCGCTCGCACCCACTCGCTCAACCGATCCAGATAGGGCGTCAGCGAGAGCGCCACTGTCTCCAGGCTGCTCTGCAGCGCATCCAACGCACCCTTCAGCCCCTTGTTCTGCGCTCCCGCCAGCTCCGCCGCCACGCCCGCCTCGGTCACCGCCGCCATCTGCTTATCCCAGGCCGCCGTGCCCTCCGCCAGCACCACGTTCGCCGCGCGGATCGCGTCCGAGCCGAAGATCGCAGAGAGCGCCGCCGCCTGCTGCTGCTGGCTCATCCCGCCCAACGCCTGGGTAAACTGCTCGATGATCGACCGCAGCGGCAGCATCTTCCCCTGCGCGTCGTAGATGCTGACTCCAATCGCCGCCATGAGCTTGGCGGCCTTATCCGTGGGCGCCTGCAACGACAGCAACATCTGCTTGAGCGACGTGCCGGCATCCGAGCCTTTGATACCCGCGTTCGCCATCAGCGACAGCGCGTTCACGAGGTCCTCAATTGGAACCCCGGCCATCGCGAACACCGACGCGCTCATCTGCAGCCCGTCGGCGATGTGCGCAATCTCCGCGCTGCTGCTGTTGGCCGCCGCCGCTAGCAGGTCCGCCACGCGCGTCGCCTCGCTACCCGCCAACCGGAATGCCGACAGCGCGTTCACCGTGATCTCTGCTGCCCGGGCATTGCTCACCTGCGCTGCCGCGCTCATCTGCAGCACGCCCTTTGTCGCCGCCATCGTATCCGCCAGCGTCAGGCCGCCCTTACTGAGCTCCAGCATCGCCTCGGCGGCGTCTTTGGCGCTCGTGCCCGGCAGCGTCAGGTCCGAGCCCAGCTCCCGCGCCAACTGGTCCAACTTCCCCATCTGCTCGGCGGTAGCGCCGCTCGTGGCCTGCAGGATATCCATCGTTTGCTCGAAGTCTGCGGCAATTTTCACCGCCGCCGCCCCCAGGCCCATCAGCGGCGCCGTCACGCCCAGCGCCAGCCGCTGCCCGGCCTCGCGCGCCCCCTGACCAAGCCGCTGCAGCGAGCGCCCCAGTTCGCCCATGTCGACCCGCTGTCCGGCGAACTCCCTCACCCGCCGGCTGGCATCACTCAGCCCGCGCTCCAGCTCCGTGATGTTCGCGCCAACGCGCACGATCAGCCGTGCTACATCCATCTGGCATTACCTCTGTCGCGTCACCTGCCGCGCCCACTCCTCCTGCGCCGCCGCCTCGGCCTGCTCCGCCTCCAAAGCGGCGAGTTGCCACCACAGCGGCTGATCTTGTAGCTCCCAGGGCGGCACACCCAGCACCCGCGCCGCACGAATCACGCGATACCACCAGGGGCATTGCCCCGAGAGACCCCGGGTGATCAGAAACTCCCGGAGTTCCCGGCACTCGGAGGAGGGGGCGCCGCGTCCTGCACCACCACGCGGAATACCTCCGATAGCAGCCGCAGCGGCAGCGCCATCAGGTTCTCCGTCGATGGCGGGAACGGCTCACCGCCGCATGTCGCATCCCAGCCCGCCACCACCTCCGACAGCGCCTCGGCAATCACCGCGCTCTGGCCCTGCTCGCCTGCTGCGGTCGTCACCCGGTCCACCAGCTCCCCCGTCAGCGACCCCGGCCGGTATTCCACGTTCAGCCGCTCCCCCTCATACTCCACTGCTACTTGCCGCGTCCGGCTCTTCAGTGCCTGAATGTCCATGCGCTCCTCCTACAACGACGCCAGATCCGTGTCCACCACAACCTTCAGCCCGTAGCCGGCCGTCGGGTCGTAGATCACCTGCAGGTCGTAGTTGCCGGTGTAGGCCCCCTCCGTGTCGCCCCGGCCGGCCGATGTGAACTTGCAGGGGAAGGTGATCTCCAGGCGGTGGTTGAACCCCGGCTCGATCTCCGGGCCGTTCGCCACAATGCGACACCACTGCTGCGCCCGGCTCCGCAGCCGCTGAAGGTATGCGTCTGCCTCGCTGTTCTGGATCACCGTGATCCGCGCCGTCGGGTCGCCCGCTCCCTCCACCGTAGCCGAGAAGGACGGCTCGCTGTCATCCACTGTGAATACCGGCAGGTGACGCTCCTGCACCGACAGCGTTGCCTCCAGCAGGCGCGTCAGCTTCGCCATCCCCAGGAAACTGTTGCCGAGATAAACCGAGACCTGCGTCGGCGATACCGGCGCCAGCGGCACGTTCGTCACCTCGCCGCCGCCAGGGGAAGCGGCGTTGCCAACCGTCACCGTGCAGTTCGTGCCAGCGCCCGTAATGGCCGCGTGCTCCGCGTCGCGCAACGCGCCCGTGAAGGCGATCACGTACTCCCCGGCGCCGCCGGTCACGCTCACATTCCCCGCGCCGATGGTCGTCAGCGCCTCCAGCGCCGTCTGCACCGCGGTAGCCTCCGCGTTGTGCGCGATCGCCGTCGTCGTCTTATCCCGATAGGTCAGCGTGAACGACGCCGTGCCCGATCCCCCGGTGACACGAACCGATTGCACCGCGTAGCCCGACTGCAACGCCCGGCCCAGCACCCCCGCCTGCAGCGATGCCTCGTTGCGGTTGAACGTCATCTCCAGCGTGCGCACCAGCGCGCCAGCGATTCGCTCCGCCCCCACCGCCGAGCCCTTCACCAGGGTGTAGCTGTTGATGCTGTCCGCGCCCCGGTTGGCCGGCACAAACGTCCACCGCCGGGTTTTGGTCGCCGCCGTGGTAGTGATGTTCAGAGTGTCCGGCGGCACGCCCGTCAGCGCCTGGTCCGTGCGCTCCAGAGCGCGCTGCCCGCGAATTATAAAGGGCCCGCCGGCCGCGCCAAATACCGCTACGTTGCCCGCGCCAACGGTCGGAAGCGCCTCCAGCGCCGTCTGCACCGCGGTAGCCTCCGCGTTGCGCGCGATCGCCGTCGTCGTCTGACCGCCAAACTTCAGCGTGTACGTGTCGTACTCGAACAACCAGCTCAGGTCCAGCGTCCACTCACCGTTCGTCGTGGGCGTCGTCACCGTCGCCTCGCACAGCAGTGACGACAGGAGATAGACCAGGTCTGTGTAACACACCTGCCCGCGCAGCGTGCCCTCGCAGTGCTCCTTCTGGCGCACCACGTCGGCGGCGAACTTGGCCCCCACCGGCCGCAGCGCCTCGGCCGGCGTCTGCGGCGTGATCTCCAGCTCCAGCCCCCGCAGCCGTTTGAGCGCCGGCACCGCGGTGCCGGCCGTGCTCTCCACACCGAGCTGCAAGCCCTCGTATACTGTCGCGCGTTCCGCCATTGTCTGTCATCCCTCCCGCACTGAGCAAAACACCCGATACAACCCGCCCAGGTGCAGATACACCTGCCCGGCCACAACCTCGTCATCGTTAATGGTTCTCTCCCGGTGCGACCCGTGGATCTGGTAGCTCTTACCGTCCAGACTCACCACCACCGGCTCCGCCACATGCAGCAACGCGTCCAGCCGGTCTGCAATCGGCGAAAGCTCGCTCGTCGCCTGCGGCCCAACCGCCTTTACCTGCACCACCGCGTTCATCCACAGGCGCGCCGCCCCGGCCCCGAGGAGATCCGTCGCCGACTGCACCTTGAACAGCACCAGCGGATACGCCGCGCCCGGTGGCGCCTCGCGGCCCTCGTAGATACGCTTACCCACCAGGCCAGCAAGCTCCGGGTCGCACGCCAGGCGCGAGTAGAGAAACCGGTGCACCCCAATCAGCTCATTCACCTGCCGTCTCCCTCAGCGCCTTGGCCACCGCCGCCGCGAAGCGCTGACGCTCCTCTTCCGCCGCCGGCACCAGGTAGGGCCGCGCTGGTTGGCCCTGTTGCACCACCCGGCGCACCGGATGCTTCGCGCCCGGCCAATAGAGTGCCTTCGCCTGCCGCGGGCGGATTTCGATCGGCTGCCGGTTCGCCTTCGGGTCCGTGCTGAATACCCCAGTGCCGAACTCCACCGCCGCCGCGTACTCCGCGTGCGCTGCCACCTCCGCCTCAAATCGCCCCGTTTGCCGGTGCTGGATCGAGTTTCTCAGGTTTCCTGTGTCCACGGGCGCCATCTCCTTCGCCCGCCCCTCGATCCGTGCCGCCGCCGCGATCACCGCGTCGCTTACCGCCGCGGCCATCGCCTCCGACAGCTCCTCTGTCAGCTCCTCCACCAGCTCGATCCGCATGGATCACCTCCGGCCGCGGATAGCAAGTCACCCGCACCAGCCCGCGCGCCGTCTCCAACACCACCTGGTTGCCCTCCACCGCAACCACCCGGCCCTCGTGCCCAGCCAAGCACACCGCTGACCCAATCTCCACGCGCATCTCACACCTCCACCGGCGGCGGCACTTTTGCCCACGGGAACCCCACCGGGTCCACCTTCCGCCCCCTAGGCCGCGCCACGTAGGCGTGCGAGGTCACCGGCAGTGGGCCGTAGACGGCCCGCAACGCCCCGACCAGCGCCACCACCGCCGCCACCTGCTTCGCCGGCCAATCCTGCCGGCCATCGATATGCTCCATCTCGATGCCCACCGAGATGTCGTTCACGCGGGTCTCGCCGCGCCACTCGGCCTTCCCCGCGTGCCATGTCACGTCGCTCAACGGCGCCAGCTTCTTCACCGCCCCCGCGCGAGATACCACGTAGTGCGCGCTCACCTGGCTCGCCCGGCTCATCAGCCAGGAGATGGCACTGGCGAAGCTGCCACCGGTGCTGTGCAGCACGATCACGCGGATCTTGGCCCACGCCGGGCGGGCCCGCCTATTGGGCGTCCACACTGGCCTGCTCCAGGTTCATGTCATGTACCGCCCGCTCAATCATCGCCTTCGCCTCCGCCGGTGCCGCAGCATATCCCGGCGGCAGGAGCTGGTAGAATCGACCCAGCGCCCTCTCCGCCTTCTCCTGGCGCAGCGTCTGCGCCTCCGTCTCGCTCCGCGGGTCTGGCGCCTTCCGATACTCCTGCTCGGTGGCGCGCACCGCTGCCGCAGCCACGGCCTCCAGGACCGCCAGAATCTCCCGTGTCGTCTGGACGGCCTTCGCCTTGCCCCACCGCGTGCTCTGAATTGCCGCCACTACCGCTGCAATGATCCCAGCGATGCTCACTGCTAGCTGGGCAATGTCGTGGATCGTCTCCATACTCACCTCCTGGCGTGCTCACGCATGGCGGCCACATCTGCAGCCAGACTTGCGAGCGCCGCCGCCACGCGCTCATTCGCCTCCGCATTGCGCCGCAGCTCCTGCGTCACCAATCGCCACATCAGGAAGAATGCGAGCGCCGGAAACCCCAGCCGCTCCAGATACGGCATCAGATCCCCCGCGGCCGCAGCGCTCGGGGCCGACTGCGCCGATACCGCCGATGCCAACAGCAGCACCCCGGCCGCTACCGCCATCGCCACACGTCCTACCGTCGTCACACTCCCGCTTCCCTCCCCCCGGGGCCTCATTGCGCCACCCACGCCTACCGCGCGGGCAGCGTGCCCAGATCCAGCGCCGGCGCCGCCGGTACTACCACGTCGCGCCACTGCCTGTCGGCGTCAAACAGCACCCGATACGCCTTGTTGTAGGGCAGCAGCACGCGGAACACTCCATCCGCATCCGATGGCTCGCTCATCACGCTGGCTCGGCTGAGCAGGTTGCCTTCCGCCACCGGCACGGTATCCCGCAGCTCGGCGCGTGCCGTAGCGCCCACCACCGGCTTGCCGTCGCCGGTAATAAGCCGGCCATACACCAGGCAAAGCCCAGGTTCCGGCGCGACCGCCACGAACCGCGCCGAGAGGGTGATTGTCGGCCCATCCTGCGCACCTGGCACCACCTCGTAGTATACGGGCTCAGGCGCCACGTGCGAGATACTGGAGAGCGCCGCCAGTAGCACCTCTCCCGTGGTCAGGTTGAGTGTGGCAGCGCCCTTGGCATCGGTGATTGCCACCGCGATCACGTGCGTGCCCGCCGCGTCGAGCACCGTCACCATCTGACCGAGGAGCGGCGCGCCGGCGTCGTCCTGCACATGCACCACTACCGGGTTGGCGCCGAGGCCGGTAAGACCGAGGTCGGTCAGCGTGCGTTGGGCGTGCGACCACACCGCCGCCGGGATGCCGGAGATGGGTGCATCCAGGTGAGCTGCCCGGGTGGCGGTCAGACGACTGGCGACCGTCGCCGCGTCCGCCGCCGCCTGGGCGATGCTCGCGTTGTCGGGCGCCGTGTAGGCGCTCGCCGCCAGCCGCGAGCTTACCGCCACATCCAGCCGTGCGAGGGTATCCAGCAGTGCCGCCCGCTCGGCGGAGAGGCGCGTCATCAGCGTCGCCAGGCTGGTTGAGTGCGCGTCTAACTCCTCACGCACCTGCGCCACGGTCGGCGGCGTCACGTAGTCCGCCGCCGCGAGGCGGCTACTCACCGTCTCCTCCTGCGCTGGATTGGCCGGCAGGCGAGCGTTAGTCGCCTCGGCGGCAGCTTTGGCGGCCGCAATCCCTGCGTTATCAGGGGCTGCGTAATCAGCGGCGGCCAGCCGGCTACTTACCGCCGCGTCGAGGTAGTCCAGCTTCTCCGCCCGCGCGGCGGTGTAGGCGGACGCCTGCGCCACCGCCGTCAGCCCCGCTCCGCACTCGCCGATGCGGGCGTATGCGTCGCCGGTCTGCCGCACGCCGCCAATCACCGCGGAGATGCTTTGCGCCATTGAAATGCCGTCCACGGAGCCGCTAATCTCCACGTCCGCAGTGTCGCCGGGCACCCAGCCATCATCCGGATCCAAGAGCACCGACCAGGTGTAGGCCCCGGTTCCCACTTTAGTGACGGTGACGGCGGCACCTGCCAGGGTTACCCCGTTTCGCCGGAGCACCCCAACGGGCAGGGTGTCGGCATCTTTCAGAGCACCAGTCGAGTCCTCGAAGTGCGCCATGCCGCGAAATGTATCTCCTGGCCTCATTCCATCATCGTCCTACTTATTGTTAGGCGCGGCTTGCCGCCCGCTACCCCATCCAGGATTAGGCCCAGAGTGTAACGTATCGTCGGCTGATCCGTCCACGCGCCCCCGAAGGTCCGCAGCGTGCCATACCACGAGCGCCCGGCGGGGAGCTGATCCATCGCCTCTCTCGTCGGGACATCTGCCCAGTAGTAGTACACGTACCTGGTGGTCGTCGGCCTGATAGTTAGGCGGTAGGTCGTATTCGCCTGTACAATGACTGGAGAGTCCCACATCACCCGGTGCGGTCTGCCCACGTTCTGACCGGACAGGAGCGCACCCGGCAGCGCGGCCTGCGCCAGCACCTGGTCCGATTCGCTGTAAAGCGTAACAGCGACATCGCCGTCCCTATCGCTCCCCAGCCATTCCGCCCCCACCGCGCGCACGGATGTGGGCACCTGAAACACGGCACCGCGTTCATTCGGCGTGGAGCCGCTGTGCATGGCGGCATAATTGTGCACTCCGTGCGGCAGGTCAAACGATGTGCCGTAGGACCCATCGGAGTAGCGGAAGAACACCACCGGGCCGCGATCATATTTCGTCCATGCCGCGCCTTCGTAGTGAGCGCAGTAGGCGCTACCTACCAGCAACCCGCGGCTAGTGCCGACCACGAGGGCTCCGTCCACGTATGGGCTTAGTTCGATCACCACGGCAAGCGGCTCCGTGAGGTCTGTCACCACGCGATCCGCGCTCATAGTAGCCGTCACCCAGCCCACCTTGCACTCGGCTTCCGGCACGGTTCCGCTCTGGTCCGCCACGCCATCAGGAAAGCCCGTCGCCGGATCTACGCCCTGCAGCGACACCAGTAGGGGGTCCGGCGTGATGACGTCGCGCAACCAGAAAATCACGTCGCGAATGCTCCCGAGCTTCGGCGGGCGCGCAATGAGGGCCACGCGCTTGTCGGCGGTGTCCAGCCCGTGGCCGGCGTGCGTCTGTAGGGTATCCAGGTCGGGATAGACCGTGTACGACAGGTCAAGCATTTACGCCTCCAGTTCGGCCAGGATCTGCGCCTCGGAGAGCGTCTCGGCGTCCACTCCGCGCTCGATGTCGTCTGCAGCGGCTTCCAGGCGGGCGATCAGCCCCGCGTGCCGCGCCTTCCGCTCGTTGTAGGCGGCCTCCAGTGGGGCGACCACCGCATCAATGGCCTCGCGCTCAGCCTGGAGCATCGGTGCGGACGCCGCTCGTGCAAATGCTACCCGCGCACGGGCTTCTTCCGCCTTGTGCTGGCGTAGAGCCACGCGCAGGGCAGCGACCGCTTCGTCCTCGCTTGTGCCGAGCAGTTCGGCCAGTTCCGTTACCAGTGCCAGTGCCATCGTCATCTCCCTATCCACCGGCTCACTCTAGCAGTGTGGCCAGCACCACCCGACACACCTCGAACGAGCGCGCTCGAACGCCGAGGACCTCGAACGTCCGCCCGCCCACCGCCACCCGGTCATCCAGGCGCACGTCCGCCTCTGCCGGCAGGGTAATCCGCCACAGCGACCGCCCCGCTACCCGCCCGGCGAACTCGCGCTCATCCTCGCCGCCAGCCGGCGCCAGCCGGCCCGGATACGTGCCCGCCGGGCTCCAGCTCACTGCTTGCCCGCCAGCGCCGTCCGCTGCCCGTGTCGCGCGCTGCACCTCTATCGTCTCTGGCAGGCTTGCCGTGGCCGTCGCACGCATCGCCGCAATCTCATCCGCAGACAGCATCGCTCCTCACCAGCACCCCCTGCTGCGGCCGTTGCTGCCGCCGGTATTCCCGCGCGAGTTCGAGCAGCGCCTGCGCCTTCTGCGAGCGCCGGAATGTCTGCCCGTCCGCATCGAAGTCGAAGCTGAGCTTCTCCTTGGCCGCCCACATCTCCAGCAGGTCGGCGGCAGCGGCGTAGGCATCATACTCATTCTCGCCGCACTGGCGCGCCGCGAGCGCATCCTCTATCTCCTTGCCGGAGAACACGGTGGATTCGCCGTCTGGGTCGCCTATCAGCAGCCGCACGCGAGCGATGAACTCGACCATCAGCTATCCCTCGAACACAATCCAGTTGATGACGTCGCCAGCGGCCATGTTGTAGGTCGCCGCACCGTCGGCCACGGTCAGCACGCCCGCGGAGATTGACACCACCGCGTCGGAGGTCACGTCCACGCCGGAGCGCCACACCTGCACCAGAAAGCCCGTTGCGCCCGGCTTGTCAGTGTCAATCGCGGCCACGTTGGCGGCCGCCTCAGCATCCGTCACGACGTGGCGCCCATGCGCCGGCATTTTCGCCAGCCAGTCAGAACCGGCAATCACGGTCATGTCGCTATTCCTCTTCCTTTGGCTCACTCGGGCGAGCACCGTTCACCCGCCCGAGTCGTTATATGCCCTGCGATTAACTGTTCTTGTCGTGCCGGTAGATACCGGCGGCGCGGTTGTCATACACGAACGCGTCATGGTACAGCCGGTACTGCCAGAGGTGGCCGTCGCTGATCTGGTTGGTATCCGGGTCAAAGTACTTGACCTGGCTCAACTTGATCGGCTGCAACACTGCAGACGGGTGCACGATGAGGAAGTTGATATCGTGCGCAGTCGCCCCCTTGGCAAACCCGCCGGCGCCCGAGGTCGCCCCCGCGTTCAGCGTGATCTCGGTGTAGAACCGCGTCTGCGGCACCGGCACCACCGTCATCCCGTCGAGGGTGAAGACGTTGCGCTGCACACCCGTCTCGGTCGCCAGGGTGCGCGTCACCGCGCCCTTCAGCAAGTGGTACAGATTCGTGCTGATGTAGAGGATGCGGCCCTCGGTCGGCACCTCGTCCTCGTCCAGGGCCGCCATGCCGGCGTCGATTGCGGCGATCACCTTGTTGGCCGTGTCCAGCGCCGCGGGCGTACTCACATAGTTTCCGGCCCCGGTCGCGTACTTTGCGAAGCGGTAGGCATCCAGCTCCGGCGCCACGTGCACGCGCATCCATTCGCGAATGAGGTTGCCGAGCACCAGCCCCAGCGTCTCCTCGTTGTCCATACGGTCCAATGAGAACGCCCGCCCGCGCTCGGCGGTCAGCTGCATCGTCTCCCACTCAGCTGTAATGTCGCCGGCAGGGTAGCCGGTCGCCCGGCTATAGTCGCCCAGGCCGACAGTGCTGAGCTTCAGCACCTTCACCTCGTTCGCCCCACCGAATTCCACTGGACGCGTCATCGCATCCAGTCGCGCGGTGAGGCTCTCCTGCTTATACACCGCGTCGATGATCTCGACGAATTTCGTGACCAGGTCAATGCTGTTCGCCATCGCTACTCCTTCTTCAGCCCGGCCCCCCGGTAGAGTGCCGCCGTAAACGCGTCGTTCGCGCCGGCCCCTGTCCGTGCCGGGTTGGTCGGGCTACCACTCGACTGCGCAACCAGGTACGGCTTCGCCTTCACGAGCTCAAAGAGCGCGTCCTCCAGGTTCTTTGGCGTGCCGTCCTCATCGAACTCGATGCCCGCCAGATCGAGGAGTTTATAGGCCGCGTCCGGGTCCACGATGCCCAGCCGGCTCGCGGCCAGCATCGTCTCGTACTTCAGCGTGCGCTCCTGGCGCTCGCGCTGATACGCCGCCTGCTCGCGCTCCAGCTCGGCCAGCCGCTTCTGGAGCCTCTCGGTCTCGGATAGCTTGGCATTCTCCTGCTCCTGGGCCTTCTGCTCCAGCTCCCGCAGACGCTTGCGATACTCCGCCGCCTCGGCGCGCAACTTCCGCACGTACTCCGCGTCGAACTGCTCAGCCGCCGGCTCCTGGCCGGGCTGAGCTCCAGCAGACGCGGTCTGCTGCTGGTTCTGCGGCTCCTGGCCGCCCTCTGTGGTCTCCTGGACCTTAGTCTCTTCCATCGTTGTGCTCCTGGAATCAGCAGGGGCCGGCCATTTCTGACCAGCCCCAGAATCAATCGCCGTGGTCGCGTTCCCGCGCGGCCGCTTCTCGCCGCGCCTTCCGTGACTCTGCACCTTTCTCCCACGCTTCCTGCCGCCACTTCAGCGCCTCCTCCGGCCCCAGTATCTGGCGCAAGCTCCTGGCGTAGCGCGTCGTGCCCCACTCCTCGCTGTAGCGACGGCCCACGAAATCCTGCAGCGTCACCGCGCCGGCCTTGTAGGCCGCCAGCCCAGCCTTCCCCAGGATCCGCTCCTGGGTCGCGTCATCCTGGCGCTCGAACCACTCGACTCCCGTCTCCCGCGCCGGCGGCTCCTCATCCACCACCGGAGTCATGGCGCACCGGCCGTTGGGATGATCGTCCAGCCGTTCATCCAGCGTGTGAATCGATCCATCCATCGCCAGGCACGCCGGGCAGGTACGCGGTTGGTGCGCCGCCAGCCACCGCCACCCCCGGATGATGTGACGGTTCTGTTGGTAGGTTCGGCGTGTGCTCTCGCGATACGCCCGCAACACCTCTGTGCGGCTGCTCGTCAGCGCCCTCGAGAGCGGCACCCCGAACGCCTGGCGCACCAGCCGGGCAATCCGTCGCGGGTTCTGGCCGGTCATCAAGCCCGTCAGCAGCGCCCGCTCAACCCCCGCAGCGGCCTCCGAACCCAGCCCCATCAGCAGCGTCCGAAGCGGCGAGCCATCCGACAAGAAACCGACCAGGTCCTCGGTCGCCTGCACCGGCAGCCGGTTCCACGTGGTGGCAATCCGCGCCGCCTTGGCCTCGGTTTGCGCGGCGGCCTGCGCCTGCTCGCGCGCGTGCTCCTGCGCCGCCGCCACGACCTCCGCCTGCTCCGCGCGCACGCTCTCCTCTACCTGCCGCTCGAACCGCTGCACCTCGGCCAGCACCTGCTCGCGCAGCGCCTGCCAGCGCCGCTGGCGGTAAAGCCACGCTGCCGAGACCTCTTCGCCGGCCCGCCTGGCCTCCTCAATCCGCTGGGTGATGTACTCGAGCTCAGACTGGATGCGCTTCCACACCTCGCCGTAGGCGCGCACCATCCGCCCCGCGGCCTCTCGCTCGCCCGCCAGCAGCGCCCGCCGATGCTCCGCGGCCACCTGATAGATCCTGCCGGGCCGCGTCACCTCCCGGTCCATCAGCGTTCCCCGCGGTCAAATGCCGCGAGCAGCCGGTCGCTCAGCTCCTTCGCCCCGGCCTCGCGCTTCTCCCTCTCTAGGTCCGGATCAAACCCAAGCCGCTGCAGCAGCGTGTCGCTGCTTGCCCCCAGCTGCTGGTGCAACAGCGCCGTCTCCGCTTCCGCCCGTGCGTCCACAGGTAGCAGCTCCGGCCAGTGTATCAGCGTGCGGTTCTCTTCGCCGAACCCACCCAGCTCCAGCAGCCGCCGGTTCACCTCTACCAGCAGGTCGCCATACGTCCGGCGCTTGCTCTCCGTCTTCTCCAACAAGGGCTGATACAGGATTCTGAGCGCCACGCCCGACAGCGCCCCCGCACGGTCCAGCTTGCCAGTCGCCACCTCAGGCACCCGCGCCACCTCGTGCAGCGCCTCGCGCAGGCGCTCATACACGGAGATGCTGCTCGCGAGATCGCTCACCATCTCCAGATTGCGCAGCTCCGCGTCAGGGGATGGGAGCACGATCGTCTCGTCCACGGCAACATCAAGCTGTTTCGCCGCGAACCCCTTGCCCCACGTCTTCGGATGCGCGTGGAAGCGGATAATCCGCGCCAGGTTCGACACCACGAAGTTCAGCGCCCGGTTGAGCTGCAGCACATCATCTTCAAGATCGCTGATGCCCCAGTATTCATGCGGGCAGGGCAGGTTCTGGCAATCCACAATCGGTGGCCACGGATGCGGCCAGGTGGCCTCCGCGGTCGTCTCCCACTGCGCGCTCCCCTCGCGGCTCACCTGGTCTGTCACCCGCCACACGGCGCCGTCCTGCTCGATGAACTGTCGGATCGCGATGGGCTTGCCGGTGCTGGGGTCCACCGCCGGGTATTGGATGCGGTAGCGCGTTACCGTCTCGATGTCGTCGGTCTCCCAAGTCGGCGTTACTGTTGCCGGGTCCAAGATCACCAGGCGCGGGAAGCTGCCTGGCGCCGGGGGCGGCACGATCTTCACGAACGCCTGCCCGCCGATCGCCCCGCTCAGGGCCAGCCGCTGCAGGAATGTCGCCTTCCGGTTCGCGCTCCAGCACGCCTCCAGCCACTCCTCCGCCGGCGTCGTGGTCGTCTCGTCCAGCTCAAACCGCGGCTCCTGGCCAAACAGGAAGCTCACACCCTTGTCCACGATCACCCGGCAATAGTTGACGATCACGTTGTCGTTCTGTCCGGGGCGCACCTTGAGCTGCCTTTCGTGCTCACCGTGGTAGGCTTTCCAGCGCTGCGCGATGCGGTTGGCACGCGCGATCTCTTCCGCCGCCGCGCCCTCCGCCACCGAGGCGGCCACCAGGCTATTCGCACCGCCAAACAACCCAAACAGGCCCATCTGCTACCCCCACAAACTCGGCGCGAACTCAACGCCCGTCCGCGGACCAGCCGCCCACACCGCCAGCGCCAGGCTCATCACGCAGTCCGTCTGCAGCTTGTCATCATCCCACGCGTAGACCTGCAGCTCGTCCACCAGCTCGCGGACGAACGGAAACACCAGCTCGCGCTTCTCAAGCGCCACTTGCAGGCCGGTCAGCAGGTCCAGCTTCGAACGACGCGTGAACACGAAGCCCTGCGCCACGTCGCGCACCTCGTCCAGCACGGCGTCGCCCACGCCCGTCGCGTCGATGAGCGTCTGATGGCAACCATAGCGCTGGTGCACCTCGCGGATGCGCGCCGCCACCGCCGGCCACGGCATCCGCTGATACCGCTCCCAGTGCACCAGCCGATACGGCCGCGATGTGGCATCGAGCACAGTATGCACCGTCCAGTCCTCGGCTTTGGCCAGGTCCACGCCCTGGCAATAGCGCCGGCCCTTCTTCGGCAGCTCCGGCAGCGCCCACGTGGATGACTCATATGCCGCCTGAATGTGCTGCCACCCGAATACCGCCGCGTCGTCATCGGCGTAGACGCCCTCCACCTCCCGCTGCCATGCGGCCGCCGTCATGCGGTCTCGCAGCGAGCGAATGTAGTCGTGACTGACGTTCGGGTTCTCAAACGTCGGGCCGGTCTGGGCGTAGACGGTAGGATCGCCTGCCAGCCCCCGCTGTAGCTCGCGGTAGACCAGCCCGCGCCGGGCCCGTGGCGTCGAGATCAGCACCAGCTGGCCGCCTACGTCGGCCAGCGTCATCCGAACCACCTCGTCGATCAGCCGCTCGGAGAGATAGTCCGCCTCATCCACGACGCAGCGGTGGAACTTGTGCCCGCGCAGGTAGATCCCCTCGCGCGCCACCGTGCGCACCGTGATCTCGCTGCCTGTCTTCAGCCGCAGCGTCGGGAAAGGCGTCTCCTTGACCTTCTCGATCAGCGCCCCGAGCAGCGGCTCCCGCTGGCAGGTCGCCAGCGCCACATCGAACGAGAGCCGGGCCTGGTCGAGGGTCACGGAGACGATGCCTTGCCGGCTCCTGGGGTGCGTCACCGCGAAGTGCAGCGCCTGAATCGCGGATACTTCGCTCTTGCCCCACCGCCGACCGGTCACGAGCACAGCGGTGTTGCGACGTGGTGCGACGAGCCATCGCTGCTGACCCTCGTGCGGCTCCCATCCCAGCCACCGTCTGCAGAACGCCAACACATCGCCGGCATCGCGCGCCGCCTGGGTCAGCACCTCCGCGACGCGATCACGGGTCAGCATCTCCGTACAGCCTGCCCAGATACCCAGCCAGCACCTGGCCGATGTCGTGCTCCTGGCGCTGCGTTTCGATGCCTAGGACCCGTGCGCGGTACTGCAACAGCGAAACGAGGCTGCCGATCGCCGCTGTGTCGCCATCCTGCACGCGCGACCAGATCGCCGCAATCGCGCCGTCCGTGCGCGCGATGTCCTCCGCGACCCGCGTCTCATAGAGGTCTCTCCGCCGCTCGGCCCATTCCGCCCGGATCGCCGCGATGTCGTTTGACACCGTGCCCAGCGCGCAGCCGAGCTGCCGCGCATACCACCGGTAGCCCTGCCCAGGGTTTGCCATCAGCAGCTCGGCTAGCCGCGTCCGGCGCTCCTCAATCTGCGTCGCCTTTGCCCGTGCCATCGCTCTCAATCCGCACCCGGGTCGTTCAACTTCTATGCGTTCAGCCGCCCCCGGAATCACAAAGGGCCGGCCCCTTCAGACCAGCCCCAGAATCAGCAAGGGCCTGCGCCACAGACGCAGGCCCTCTACCCCTATTCTACACGTCTGGAGACGTACTGTCAAGCCCCTCCCTCCCCAAACAGCCGCCTCAATCGCTCGTCTACCAGGTCATCCACCGTTACAGGCCGCACCTTCGGCAGATGCTCCTCGCCGCCTCGCCCGGCCACCTCGTTCCGGAACAGCTTCAGCACCTCGCGCGCCTGCCGCTCCAGCTCGGCGCGCAGTTCAGACACCGCCATCCTTCCCCCGTCCAGCACCAGCGGTGCCGCGGCCATCTTCCCCTGCGCTCGGCGCAGTGCCTCGACAACCCCACGCTCCTTGCGTCCGAGCACAATGCCAATCTCGTGGTCAGTCGCGCCGCAGTAGTGCAGCCACAGGCTCAGCGCCTCGAAGAGTGTCAGGTTCGCTGCCAGCGCGTGGCGCAAATACCAAGCCGGTGGCGACAGCAGGGAATCTCCACTCATCGCGGCGTCTCCTCGCTCTCGATGCTCTCGATGACAACCTCCACCTCGGGGCGCCGGCGCCACCGGGCCCCCGTCTCCTGCCGCACCTCGCCAAGCTCCAGCCAACGCGGCGAGTCGTCCGGCGTCACCAGGCCGGGCAACGCCGGAGGGCAAGGCAGCCGGCGTTGCCCGAACAGGGCATCGATGATCGGCTTGCACCCGGCCAGGGCGTTATCCGCGTCCATCGTGCGCCCTCGGCGCACGATGAAGCTTACTCGCACCCGGCCGGTGGCCACCGGGCATCCAGCTTGCAGCCAGCCGGCGCGTGCGGCGGCGCGCGCCGCATCATTGCGCCGGTGGCGCTCAGCCCAATGAAGACGCTGGTTCGTTGATGTACGCGCCGGATCATGCGCCACGATGATGCGTATCACGCCACCCATCCTCAAGTCCTGGCCGGCGCTAAACGAAGATCAGGTCCATCCATGCGGACCCAGGTGCGTGCACCTCTGCACATGCCGATCAACCGCGAGACAATGTATGGGCCGTAGAGCGGCCCATACCGCTCTGCAATCTGGTCCGGCTCCATGTTGGTGGTCACTAACACCGGACGCTGCCGCTCATCACGCGCGTCCAGAATCTGGAAGAGCGTTTCGGCGACGAACTCGGTGACGCGCGCCTTGCCAAGGTCATCGAGCACCAGCAGAGGGGCACGCACGTAGCGTTGCCGCACCTGCACGATGCCAACATCGCTCTCCGGTCGCTGCGCTTCCCTCAGCTCGTCCATCAGCCCTGGCTCAGTCACCATGCACGCCAGCTTGCCGCGCCGGCACACCTCGGCGGCCAGGGCCCGCGCCAGGTGCGTCTTCCCGGTTCCTGGTTGCTTGCTTGCGAGCACGATGCTCCAGTCCGGATACCTACGCTCGCTGTTGCCTGCATCGAACTCATCCAGCCATTTCAAGATGAGTCGTTTGGCGAGGCGCTGGTGCGGGATTTCGGGCACGTCAGCCAGGCGCAGCCCCCAAAACCGACGTGGCAAGTTAGAGCGTCGAAACGCCACACGCGCCCAGGTCTCAGTCAAGTCCAAGCTCAGCGGCGATCTCTCGCTGGCGTTTCTGTTGGAGCTCTGTGTAACCGAGAGTGGCGACACTGCCGCCAGGCCGTTCACTTGCCGGCGCACGACCTCCACTGCCGGGATGTGTTCCATTTCCACTTCCACCTCTCGCCATCTGCGCAGTGATTGTGTTCCAGTGCTTTCGCAGCGCTTTTCCCGATTGGATGTTGCCGCTCCAGAACGAGTCGGCCATCGACCAGCGCAACACCCGCTCGATTTCCTTGACCGGCTGACCATCGAGCCGGTGGAGCCGGTCGATCTCAACGGCCCATTTGCGCAAGCCGGCCGCCGTTGGCGCCCGATAGCGCGGGTTCAACTCCACCGACCTCGCAGCAATAAAGCGCGCCAGTGCCAGTGCCCATTCTGGCACTTCTGGCACTGGGTCGGGAGTGTCACGCGGTGGCCCGCCAGAAGCGGGCTTACTGGGCGTAGACGGTAGGGCGGGTTGTGTATCAGCGCGCGCGCCGGCGCCAACGGCGGCCGGCTCCTCGTGAGCGGCGGCAGGAGCATGGGGCGCACTCCCCCCCACACCCCCCCTCGTCTCCGAATCCGAATACGAATCCGAATACGAATCCGAATAGGGTAACCGATGGTTACCAGCGGTAACCGCTGGTAACCTCTCGCGTTCATCGGTAGCATCTGTAACCGGAGTATCATCCGGATCCGGATCTGGCCACTTGCTGGTAACCGCTCTCCCGCGCCCATATGGCGGGAAGAGCAGCAGCTGGAGCACCTGCATACCCCCGCCGTGGTACACTCTCATCGCCCCCGCCCGGCACGCCTCATCCATCCAGCGCGCCACATCCTCGGTGGAGATGCTGTCCACGTCGAGTGGGTAGCACATCGAGCGCACGACGGATGGCCGGCCGTCAAACCGCCACATATCATCGCAGCGGCTCACAAGCTTATAGATCAGGAGCTGCGCCTGCGGCGAGAGCGAGCAGATGCGCTCGTCTGTCAGGACTGACTCGGGTATGATTCTCGATGGCATGGTATTGGTCTCGATCATCGACCGGCGGCGGATAGGACGTGCGGCGTCAGGTTGGCGTGAGGCGTGGAGGACGCTGCCGCCGGGTGTGTGTCAGACTACTGGTTAGGCTTGTTAGGCGCGGCATCCTTCGGCACGTCAGGGTCTACCCAGCCGTCAGGGTGCGCCTCGGGTTCTGCGTTCGCGGCTGCCTGGGCGATCTCTTGCCGGCGCCGCTGCTTCTTGTGGCACGCCACGCAAATCGGCGCCATCTTCCGCTTCTGGCACGCCTTCGCCACTTTGGTGGGCAGCTCGTCGCCGCAAACGTGGCAGCGCGTGCTCGATCCGTTGCCGGTGGTCGTCTCGCCGCTGGGCACCGCCTCGTCGGGGGTGACCAGACGCGCGCCGGGGATCGTCTCGACCTCGGTCTCATCGAGCCAGCCAAGGCCGCAGATGGAGAGCGTCACGCGCCGCTTCGCCTTGGTGATCGCCTTGAGGATAGCATTCGCGCGCGCCTCCCCTTTCAGGTTATCGAGACTGACGACGCCCAGCTCGCTATCCTCGCGGCCGTCGGCGGTGCGCGCCGTCACCGAGACGACCACCAGGCCATCCTCGAATCGCACCTCGGGCGGGCCGATGCTCACCTTATCGCGCTTGCGGAGCTGGTCGGCGCAGGCGCGGGTGGCGTAGAGAGTCAACTTGCCGTTCAAACAGATGTATTGGAACGGGCTGGTCAGCCAGTTGAGCGACAGGCTGTCGCACAGCCGCCTCATGTAGGTCAGCCGGTCGGACGGCGAGAGCTTGCTCAGGTCGTTGCTCAACAGCGCCAACTCCACCGCCTCCGGCAGCGGGCCGGTGTCATTCTTGTAAGTGGTC